AAAGAAGATGGATAAAATCTCATTGACAAACCAAGCAGACTAGGAATTCATATCAAGTCTTATGAAATCTGATTATCACGACGACCCTGAAGGTTACTGGCAAGAGAAGAAAGAACGTGAGGAAGCAGACGGCAAAGAGCGTCTGGAGCGATGGGAGAAGCAGAATCCTAATCTCCCGTATGGTTATTATGTGCCGAAGGAGGAGAAATGAGCGACACACCAGAGGCAGATGCGGTTTTCTTGATTGAAGGAAACTGGAACACTTTTGCCAAACAATTAAAACGCGAGCGCGACGAGGCATTGTCTCAAATCGTGCAGGCTGAATGTCGTTCTGAAAGGTTCTGCCAAGAGCGTGACGAGGCAAGAGAGATCATCCGAATGGCAAAAGCTAAATTCTGCGAAGAAGGATCAGATGGGAACATAGCATCTGAAATGTTTTCTATATTGAGTGGAGCAAAATGAAAACCAAGGAGTATCCAAGCTGGGCTTGCGAAGAATGCGGAAAGAAGCACGGGGGCGGCAGGAAAAGCATTTCAACATGGCACTATGGAAAGTGCGATGTATGCGGGAAGAACAAAAATGTGACTGAACCCAGAGATTTTGGTCATTTTAAAAAGTGGTTTAAATGAAATCTGGTAAATGGACGATTCGCATTAGCGATGGTTTTTGCAATTACGAGTATGAATTGCAAGCAACGAATCCAGATGTTTCTATTTATGATGTGGCGAAACTAGTTGCAAAGAAGTTGAAAGCTGAATTAAAAGAAGGGAAATTGATAAATGAACGACCTGCAAAAATACATTGAGGAGAGTTGGAGCGATGAGGTTAAGACGATGAACGATCTTCAGGATCGCGGAATCGTTAGCGACAATGCATTAATGGCAAAAGATGTATGTGCAGAAGACGCAAAAAAAGCAGTTAAATTCCTGAATGAACATCCTACAAAAAGCATCTAATTTTGCAAAGTCAGCAACAGCATTTGTGCTGGCTGGAATGCCGTGTTGTGAGGAGAAGCAAATAGCTAGGAGGCTACGCATTTGCGCGGATTGTCCGAACTTCGATGTGACGGCATATGGTGGTGCTGGCGAGTGCAAAGTCTGTGGGTGCAACATGGAAATTAAAACTGTGATGGCAACAGAGGAATGCCCTGAAGGAAAATGGTAGAATCCGTTCGACAGGTACTAGCGATTGCAGAGGCAGTCAGGGCAGAAGCGGATCGAGATGACCGCATGGGAATCCTTTATGCGGCGAAGTACATTTTAGCGAATGTCGCGACTGGTGGAGTGTCATCCAACTTGGTAATCGATGAAAAGGTGGCGAAGAGTATCGTCATGCAGTTCGTACAGAGTCTTTTGGAGGAGGATCATTTCGAGGCGGCGGCGACTGTATTGTGGGGTCCGGGGGTATATGACTGGCGACCCCAATCAGCACAGGATACATGGAGATGTTTGTTTGATTACGACAAGTTGCTGGTTCAGGGCGCGGGAGCAATGGGCAAGACTTTCAATGCCGCCGCATGGTTCTTGTTAGACTGGATGCGTGATCCAGAATACACTTGTATTAAGGTAGTTTCGCTTACCGAGGCACACGCTCAACGAAATGTGTTTGCGGCAATTAAAACATTTTATCGCACGGCATTGGTTAAGCCAGAGTACAAAGGTGAATCTGATCTAGTTAAATCGATTCAGGTCAACGATGATGATAAGAACGGAATCCACCTTGTCGCGATTCCAAAAGGTGATGCTGGAACTGGTACTCTTCGCGGATTTCACCCTAGTCCACGAGTAAAACCGCATCCGAAATATGGTCCAATGAGCAGAACTCATGTGGTGCTGGACGAAGCGGAAGAGATTCCACCGGGGGTCTGGGAAGGCTTGCAGAACATCTTGTCTGCCGCCGATACCAAGTCGAGCAAAGGCCGAATCAAAATTTTCGGCGCATCAAACCCGAAGGATCGAAATAGCGAATTTGGCAAGCGGTGCGAACCTGCTGGCGGATGGCTGAAGGTAGACTGCGAAGAAGATTTTGAATGGGAGAGCAGAGAAGACTGGCACATCCTGCGACTCGACGCCGCGAGGTGCGAGAATGTCATTGAGAAAAAAATAATTTTCCCCGGCTTTCAGTCCTACGAGGGTTACATGGCATATGAGGCGCGAGGGAAGACTGCTGAGTACTACACGATGGCGAGAGGGTTTTTTCCGCAGGAGGGTATCGCGATGGCAATCATCACTCCAAGTATGATGGACAACGCAATGGGCGTTGTGCGGTTTATTGGACCTGTAGTGCCTCTGTGTGCCTTCGACTTGGCGTTGGAAGGCAAAGACCAAGTTGTTTGTAGCTACGGCAGATTCGGGCTTTCTGACGGATTTACACCGCTAGATGGCAAGTTTCGAGAATTTAAATCGCCAAAGACAGTCTTGCAGTTGGATTCGCTAATTAATTTCCCTAAAAAGACAACGCTAGATCAGGCGAATGCTATTATCAATTTCTGCAAGCAGATGAGAATCGGGCCGAATTGGTTATGCGTTGATAGAACTGGAAACGGATCAGGAATCCACGATGCGTTGTGCAGTTTGTTTGGAAGCGAAGCAATGGGAGTTAATTATAGCTGGGCGGCAACAGATACTCATGTATTAGGCGACGATTCACAGAGAGCAAACGAACTTTATTCTGGAGTTGTCACGGAATTAATTTTCGGATTGGCAAAATATTTAGAGTTTGAATTTCTAAAAATTTCTCCTTCGTTCCGAACTGAAGAATTGGTTAGGCAGGCAACTTCGCGTAGATACAAGCAGGTTGGACAAGGACTAGTAAGAGTTGAAAGTAAAGCGGATTACACAAAGCGCACAAGGCAGAATAGTCCTGACCAACTTGATTCGTTGTCCTTGTTAGTATATCTTATGCGTCAACGAGCAGGATCGATAGCAACAATGACAGAGCAAAAAAAAGAAGAAAGTTATGAAAAAAAACTTCCCATGCTTGAGTCAATGGAATATGTTGACTTTTCCGAATAAAAAGATATGAACTTTTAAAAAATGGCAAAACCTATCGATGGATTAATTCCTCCCGGCGGATGGCATTACTTTGAAAGCGATGTAAAGCTAGAGGCTTATTCGTTAAGTAACCTATATGAAGTTGTTCAGCATTATCGTGCAGAGAATCATCTACCTATTGGCGATGTTCATGGTGATGTTAACTCTTATATCTGCGGTAACTTTCCTAACAATTGTCATGGGGTTGATTCGGTTGTTGTTGTTTCTGTGGACTCTCCTAACCGACAAAGCGAACTGCTTAATGACATCACTATATGGGCGAAGAATATACTTTTGAGTCAGAAGCAAGTCAGGTTAGTATCGGATGAACTTGCTGAAGCTAGAGCGCGAACTTGCGCTAAATGCCCCAAAAATATTAAATACCGAACGGGTTGCAATAGTTGTATCGCCGCAACTGATCGTTTAAATGCATCAATTCGTCAGGGCAGAGATACTTACTCAACTAAAAGCATTCACGGGTGTAGCGTAATGCGGCATGACAATCGTGCGGCAGTTTTCTTTGACAAAGAACATTTTGATGTAACAGATTCAGTTCCGCAAAATTGCTGGCTAAAAATTTAATATGGCAAACTTTCTTGAACCACTAGAAGCGCAGGTTATTAACACTTTTGCGACTAAAGCACCTCGGACTTTGGAAGCAGGGGATAAAAACAATAGATCACAACTCAATGTTGTAATGCCGGGGGTCAACCAAACCGACGAGGTTGTTAATGACGAGACGCTTGAAGTAAAGCGCACATTCCGTAATACCGAGCAGGCTTATAGTTCGTACCGCAGGTTGAAACAACAGAATGTTGAGCGGAATCGAAAGAATGCACTCATCCAAAAGAAACTTAACAACGAACCTCCATACGCTCCGAAAAAGCTGGAATCGATGGGTCAGAACTGGAGGAGCAATCGCCCTACAGGATTTCTCTCAACAATGGTTAGCCGCATTCAACCTCCATTTAAACAAGTTGTTGAGTCTAGCACATATGTTACATTTACAAAATATCCCGGTAAAGGTGTAGATGCGGAACACAAAACTAATATTTTCCGAGAAGAGATTACCAATTGTGTTCGCGGGTGGTCTGGTAACGATGATATTATTTCTCAGGTAGTCCACGAAAACACTACATTTGGATTTGCGGCACTCTGCTGGGACGATCCTCGCGATTGGAAACCTGAATTCCTGCGTCAAGATTATACTTTCTTTTCCATTGAGACTCCGCAAGAAGTCGAAGCTACTCCAATTTGGGCGCGGAAACGAAGATACCAGATTTCCGAATTGCTTCCGATCCTTGAAGACCCGCAGACCTCTAGTCTTGCTGGTTGGAATATCAAAAATCTCATCAAAGCAATCAACAATGCTACTCCAGCAGGACGAACTCTTGACTCGGATGACGATGCTCGCCGAATCGAAGATTGGATTCGCGAGGGAAGCTACGGAGCCAGCTACGAGAATGACGCCAAGTATGTCGAGCTAGGAGAACTTTTAGTTAAGGAACCTCATGGCAAAATTAGCCGATTTTTGTTTGACGATAAATCTGGAAACGAAATCTGCACTCAATTGGATCGCTATTCGCGAATGTCGGATTGCTTGGCATTGTTTAGTGTAGAAATTGGAAGTGGTGCGTTAATGTCATCACGGGGTGCGGGGCGCGACTTGTACAATTCGCATATCGCAATTGATAAGGCACGAAATTTGGTGCAGGATAATGTCTACCTTAAAGGAATGTTGTTGCTGAAAAAAACTGCAACGGCAAAACCCGGCATCGCACCGCTGACAGTCATGCATCCTGTGGCTTATGTAGCCGAAGGATACGAGGTAGTTCCGCAATCTGCCCCAGCAGATGTTGATGATTTCCTAAAACTCGATCAATTCATTAGTGGACTAGCCGAAATTCAGCTTGGAACATTCCTTCCATCGTCTGCCTTGGGCTTGCAAACAGGTGATAAGACAGCATCGGAGATCAACAGGGTAGCGGCAATCGAGAATCAGATTCGCGAAGGCATTTTGATGCGGTGGAGCAAACAATATTCCGAGGCAGTTGCACGAATGCAGAGAGGAATCTGCCATCCTGAACACATTAAGGCGGCATCTGAACTCAAAATGCTGTTGGATGTGGCAAGAATGACGAATCAGGACGCAATTTGGGCTAGAAAAGAGGTTGTAGAGGCTTTCCAGCAGTCCGAATTCGATATGCCTCCGTTTTTAGTGCCTTTTGACCTTCCATCGCACCTCGACGAAGACGCAGTTTCGTGTTGCTTGGCAATGATGGAGCGCAATTTGCCGCCTAGCGATATAATTATGATGGCATTCGCTCCAGCACAGGAGTTAATTCCTGATAATGCCGCTCAAGAGGGTGCAATTCTTGATCTTCTGATCCAAAGGTATAGCGGAAACCCTGCTATCAACCAAGATGAGTTGATTAAGCTCGATTGGAGCAAGAAAATGGGTCAAGAACTAGCAAATCAGGTAATTCTTCCAAGAGATCAAGTTGAAGCAGTTGCAATTGAAGCTACTCGCGCCCAAATCATCGAATTGCAGAGCATTATTGCTGGTCAGGAAGTGCCAGTTTCTCCTCGCGACAACGATATGGTGCATTTGGAGACGCTAGTTGCCAAATTAATGCCTGTAATTGCTAATGCGCCACAAGGCGGATTACCGCCTGAAATGGTTGGTCCGTTTGCCAAGGCACTTGAGCATTTCATCACCCATCTCAATCAAGCCGAGATGAAAGGCGCAGATCGCAATAAAATCGCCGAATACAAGCAGATGGTGCAAGAGGCTTACAAGCATCTAACCGCAGGTATGCAAGCACCACCAATGGATCAAATGATGCCTGCCGCAGGCGCAGGAATGCCTTCAGGAGGCGGCGGGGGCGGTGGACGAGTTAGTGCCGCACAAGCACAGCAAGCTACAGAGGCTATTTCGCCAGATCAATTTTCGGGAGTTAATTCAATTGCCGCTCCCGGTAAACCACCAACAGCAGGATAAAATTATATGCCAGAATTAAAAACACTAAAACCAATGAGCAAAGCTACTACAGAGAAAGAATATGCTTTGAGTAAAATTAAAAAAATGGAAAAGCCTAACCTTAAAGAAAAGGAAATGCTTAAAAAGAAAAGCGGATTAGGCTCCACATCTGAAAAAGAGCAAGAGATTGAAGACTTGCTTTCCGAGGAGGAAGCACTCGCGAAAAATTACGAGCGCATTGAAAAACAAGGTATGAGTGACCAAGGCATTGTTAGTCCGAAGGAACTTAAAGAATTCGGCAAAGATGTCTACAAAGGCGCAAAAGCTGGCGTGAAAAAAGTTGCTAAAGGTGCTGTTGAGGCCGCGAAAGCTGGCGTGAAAAAAGTGAAAGAGTATATGGACTAACATGGACTGGACTAACTCTGACGCAGTAAAATTTCGCGAATACAACAAGTCTGCTGGAGACAAGGTTAAAAAGTTTCTTTCTGCACTTGTTCCGAAGTGTGATGGCAACACAATTGAGCAGGTTGCTTTGCAGGCAAAGTATAAGGAAGGTTACGAATTTGCTTTGTCGCAAATCGATTTTCTTTTGAACTTTGATGACAAAGAAGAAGACCCGTCTAGCGGCAAATTTACCGATATGTAATTATGAGTGCAGAAATTAAACCTCGCTTCAGCAAAACAATTGTAAACCCTGCCACGGGTCGAAAAAAAACAATTGAATATGGTCAGGCAGGCAAGGCAAAAGACGGCAAAGATCGCATTCGCCCCGGCACGAAAAAAGGTGATGCGTATTGCGCTCGGTCTGCGAAAATCAAAGGTGACTGGAAGAATGACCCTAATAGTCCGAACAGGCTTTCTCGGAAAAAATGGAAGTGCAAAGGAAGTAAATCGATGAAGTAACTACTAAATTAGTAGAAATTAGTAATAAATAAATATATGGAAAACGAAAACGAAAACGAAACAATTGAACCGAATGTAGCCTCTGGATTTGGAGAACCATCGCTTGATGCTGATCCGCTTGATCCAGATGTTGATGTAGCTTTGGATCGACTGCTTGACGAAGCAGAAGGGATTGCCGAGCCAGAGCAAAGTAATGAACCAACTGAAACAGAACCTAGTGATCCTATCGAGGAAACTACTGAAGAGGTTCCTGAAGTGGTTGATCCAGTAGAACAAGAATCTACTGAACAAACAGAATCTTCTGAATCAACAAATGAGCCAGAGTCAGAACTTGACCCTGAAATTGCCGCAATCGAGCGTCCTCGAAATCTTTCTGAAAAGAACCAGAGTAACTGGCGCAAGTTGCAGGAGACTGCATCCAGCTACAAAAAACAGGCTGAAGAAGCGGCACAATTGCGCCAGAAGTTAGAGGAGGCGCAACATCAAGTAAAAACTCCTGACGATTACGATGAGTTGCGCCGATTCCGAGCAATTTTCGACATCCAGAACGATCCAGAATTTCGCTCG